ATCAGCCGTTGTATGAATCCTCAATTGGAGTTATGCTATGTAGAACGTTGTAATCGTACCTAGTGTCGGGATTTTATCCATCACTGCGGCAGTTCGCTGCGCTCTTCAATGGCATTACGCCAAAGAGGATGCATGGGAGTGCGGTCGCTACGCCGAGCATAATCGCTTGGTGTTGCACCTTCGGTACCTCGGTCGAGAAATCAACCGGGTCCGCTGGGACCGGTCTAAGCGGCTCTCGCCGTCGGACAGGTCTGCACTTCGACACTACGATCAGGTGATCTGTAGCGTCCGAGACCCGCGGCTCATCGAGTGGGAGATCCTCCCATTCCCAAAGTCGCAGCCTCGCTAAACGGCTGTAAATTCCATCACTAGGGTGAGTAACAACATGGACAACATCTACCAAGAGTACTATCGTACTGGCCTCGAACGTCAAATCAACTTAGTTGATAACACGGTCGCGGACTTTGCGATTGGTCCATATCGGACGAGGTTGGCTTATGTTGTTAGCAACCGTACCCGGAGGCGTAAGCCCGAGGGTTGGTTGTACCCCACCCCCTTCTCGTTTTACAAGATGAGAAGAGAGAATGCGGAGGAGAGGTTGGAGTACATTAACACGTACTCCAACTACAAGATCATAAATCTTCTTCCTGCGCAACTGCTCAGTGATGGTGACTTGGATCGGGTACGACTCCAAGTAACGTCTGCCATGATCGAACGGGCTGAATTGAAGGCTCTCTTGAAGTTCAAGAAGTCGGATTTCAATGCCGTCGTCTGCCTCGCTGAAGCGAGGAAGACGGCCGACATGGTAGGCTCCACAGCTCTGAACCTTGCGAAAAGCATGATGGCCCTTAGACGGGGTCGTTTTGCCGATGCGAGGGCTCACCTGGGGCTGCGTCGGAACGACCAGCCCGCCAACTGGCTTCAACTCCAGTATGGTTGGAAACCTATGCTCTCCGATGTCTTCAATGCCACTGAATCGGTAAAGAAGGCTGCGGGGTTCGGTAACACGGTAGTTACCGTTAAAGCATCAGTCCGTGAAGAGAGTACGTTTTCGTCTTACATAGACGAAAATCACCCATTGAGTAGAATCAAACTTGAAGGTAAAGCTGAGGCGGGCGTTTTCGTCCGTCTTGATGCTGAACCTGATGTTGACCTGCTCATTTGGGCGAACAGTCTGGGTTTAACTAACCCGCTTCTCGTCGGTTGGGAACTACTCCCGTTCAGCTTCGTGCTGGACTGGATGGTTCCTGTCGGCGATTGGCTCAGTGCCCTCGATGCTACTCTTGGATGGAAATTCAAGAGCGGCTCTCGAACACGGAGGACTGCTGTCGTTGCGAACGCAAAGAGAGCTCCTTTCCATGACCCTTGGTATGTTTACCAACATCCCGTGAGTTATGGAGGTGGCTCAACCGCGTCTGAAAAGAGAGTAGACCGTGAGGTTTACACTTCGTTTCCGACACCGTACTTTCCGAGGATTAAAAATCCTCTAAGCTTGGGCCATATGGCGAACGGACTGTCGCTTCTAGCCCAAGTATTCTCCGGACGGCGCTAGCCATCTGGAGGTGTCACGGGTGATACTAACCCGTCTCCGCCTGACAAGCACAACCCTCAATATGAGGATTTACCATGCCTGCTTTGGCATCCATCAGCGTTAATGACGCTGAAGCGACTCCTGTCGCGCACGTGTTCGCCCCCGTCACTACTGACGGGTCGCTCGCACGTCTCGCTAACCGGAGCGGAGACACGCCTGCGGGCTTCGAGACTATCAGTGTCGAAGTTCGCACGCCGCAGTCTGCAACCGGTGCTTACCGTGTCATCCTCAAGGGGAATTTCCCCACGGAGGCAACGGTCGACGGTTCGATTGCCGTTGTGCGCAACTCGAGTTTCGAGTTGTCGCTCAACTTCAGTCAGAAGTCGACGGCCCAGGAGCGGAAGAACGTGATGCAGATCCTGTCCGGCCTGCTCAGTCATGCCACGATCGTGGCGGTGGCTGAGAATGTCGAACCGATCTACTAACGCTCGTTCCCAGGGATTTACAATCCCTCACCTGGTTGGCTTATTTACTATTGGAGCATCTCTATGGCTTGTAAGCCTTCTCGCCGTAATCGGCGGGCTAACGTTGATGTACCTCTGGACCTCGTCCGGTTCACTGAAAAGCTCTTACGAGCTCTCAGGTGGGACGGCGAGTTCAACCCAAGCGCCGGCTTCAAACCCAGCGCCTTCGAAGGGGGTAGTAATACTCCCGATCGATTCGGAGTAAACTATCTCGTGTCCGAGCTTTTCTCTAAGTATGATGACGGCGAACCGTCACCAGAAAAGGAGGCCCGGACATGGGAGCGTTTCTCTTTGGCAGAGGAAGCATGCCTTTCCGCAAATCAGCGTATCCTGTACGACAAGAGCAGATTCGGAATATCCAATCGCTCCGTTGAGTCGCTATTAGCTGCGGCTCAGCGAAAAATTTGTCGTATCCTGGGTCCGTTTGACTGGAACCAGGCAGCTCACGGTTTTGCATTCGGTCCTGGGGCAACCACTAGGTTGCCCCGCAGACGTAGCGACGCCGCGTACAAATACTCAGGACCACCTGAGACAACGTCAGGAAACCTTGCCCTTGCTACAGCGGCAATTACCGCTGTACCTCTCTGGAAAGAGAGCCTCATTTCTGAGGAAGGTCCACTTGACATTAGGGTCGTCAAGGGGAACAAGGTCGTAACCGTCCCGAAGAACTGGAAAACCGATAGGGTTATCGCTATCGAGCCCGATATGAACATGTACGTTCAGAAGGGCATCGGTAAGATGATCCGCCGTCGGTTGAAACAGCATGGGGTTGATCTCGACGATCAAACCAGGAATCAAGAGTTAGCCCGTAAGGGTGTTGCTCTTGGCCTGGCGACCGTCGATTTATCAATGGCGAGTGATACGGTCTCTTACGAGCTCGTACGCCATCTCATGCCGCCCGATTGGTTTGAGGCACTTGAGCAGTGCCGCTCTCCGATTGGGGTTCTTCCTTCCGGACAGGAAATCCTGTACCGGAAGTTCAGTTCGATGGGCAACGGGTACACCTTCGAGCTCGAGAGCCTTTTGTTCTACGCCCTCGCGCTCGCGGTGTCCGACGCTTATCGGCTGGAGGCATGTAACGTTACTGTGTACGGGGATGATATCATCTTCCCCGCATCTGGCTTTGGTCCCTGCGACTTACTGTCGTACTGTGGGTTTACTGTAAATGACTCCAAGTCATTTGCAGACGGGCCATTCCGTGAAAGTTGTGGTAAACACTACTATCACGGCAGAGACGTTACGCCGTTTTACATCAAGCGCCCTCCCTCTACCCTGAGGGAGCTCTTCCTGCTGCATAACCAGATATATCGGTGGTGCAGCCGGAATCGCGACAACTGGGTTTGGCACCGCGGTGAAATGCGGAGTCTCCTCCAGTGGTTGAAGGGCATTTGCCCTCGCGCTTGGCGTAAGCGATACATCCCCGATGGCTTTGGCGACGGTGCCTTTATTGGCACTTTCGACGAGGCCTGCCCCCGACCTGCTCCTCGTGGGTGGGAAGGATGGCAATGTGTCGTACTTGCTGATGTTTCACAACATGGCGAGCTAGACACAACCGGGAGGTTCATCAAGTCACTACATAAGCTTGAGAACCGGTCGTCAGTCCTTTGGTATGACGAATGTATCGGTGGGGTTGCACTACCCCCGCGGGTGCGGCAACTAAAAGTTGTCGTTCCACGGTTTTCCGGTGAGGATCCATTCCTCATCCTTCTTCCTAGGATTTCCTAGGTGAGTGGCCC